ACACTTGTATTTGTAAGCCATTCCTTTTACGCTTCTACAAAACTTGCATTCGTGATAACCTCGCCTTTCTGCTTCAAAGTCGCTAATGAATAGTCTGTTTTCGAGTTTAATCTTTCGAGCATATGGACAATAGTTCTCATGGAATACCTTCTTATTCTCACGCGAGACTACTACAGTATGCCCATCTTCTTTTGTGTTCTTTCCCAAAACGTCCACCTCGTTTCAAAAAAAAATATAAAAAGAGCCGATGTTATTCGACTCTTTTTATTGCTAGATTACTCTCTTCTACAAAAGAGCGCCCGGAATATAAACGCCTCCTCCGTTGCTTACTACCATGTTGCCATATGTCATACCGCTAGCAACAAGCTTCATAAACATACGAATTTTGTCTAACATGCTACAACCCTCCTTTTCTCAAATTAAGTCTATCTACCATTATAAAGGTTGTTTTTTCTGCGAGAAAAAATATAAGGGTTGTGGAAAAGACGGGTACTGTGTTTTACAATACCCGTCTTATAATTAATCAAGCTTCGTGTTTGCCTTCGTAAGATTCAACTTTGACTTTGACCTGTTTCTGCGATGCCAAATCAGCAATATTATCGACATTGAAGTCAAAATCACCAGTTTCGGCCTGTGTGTCAACCACGAGTGTCCCGGCGAAATCCTTACCTTCTCTGTAGTAATTATCGGAACTGATCTGCAGAATAGCGCCAAGAAATGCATCTATAGCAGCAATCGTACCGACGATCTGTTCACCATAAGGAAAGCCCCAAATACCAGCAAGAGCAAAATATAACGTAGCTAATCCCGGAAGAACAATCTGAGCAATAAATTTCAGCCGATCATACATTTCGTTGTTCTTAATAATCATAGTATCATCCTTTAACTTCTGTCGTTTTTAATGGAAGTTCGTCTACTTCTTTCATGATTAGATCTGCGTCTCCATTACCACCTAAACCATTGTGATAACAGTCATGCATTTCGTGTAAACGTCTTCGTTCATCAAACGTGATTTCTCCTTGCTTAATATAGCCATTCGCAAGGTGAAATATCCTATCCAACAGATCAAGCTTGAGGGCCTGACTTTGGGCCATCAATTGCTTGTCTGTTTCTTTCTGTTTCTTAAGAATATCCTCGTTGATCTCTTTCTGCTTCTCAAGAAAATCATCAAGTTTCTTTCCAAACTCATCAAGTTTGTCCTCTTTCATTTCCTGACGATCTTCCTTCTTGGTTTTTCTTTCATACTTCATTTCCCAACGTTTCTGGAAAATATTAATGACAGCAAGACCGCCTGCACCGAAAATGAATACGAGAAAATAATTAAGGATTTCATTCATTTGAAATTACCTCTTTCTCAAGCCCATTTTAGGGCTTAGTGTAATCAGCCGGGGATGTCAATAATAAGAAGAATATCCTCACGTTTGATGTCCTGCTGTTCGATCGACAGCCTGATCTTCTCAACGGCATCGATCATGTCATTGGCTTCCACATTGAACGTTTTGCCATCCCTAAGGACGCACCAGAAAACCTTATTCTCTTCCATTTTGAATTCTCCTTTTCTTTTTAATCTGTGGGCGTTATGTCAAACACATATGACTTAAGCCCTTTGTGACTTGCATTGTCTTTCGTGACGACCATATAGCAATCGTCAGCCGCTCCACCAAACATGACACGATCATGAGCAACCGGATTGTTTTTATTAATAATTGCCGTTCCAGTAATGTCATGACCGGCTCCAATTGGATTTGATGGGAGTAACGCAGATCTGAAACGTGTTCCTACAGTATTTCCAAGAATCAAAGCATAATAATGTCCGGCTTTAACTTCATAAATATCAGAGTGGTTGTTCGTACTATCCTGATACTTATAAGTTCCGTTATCGGTGTAACCGGGTTCATAGTCATACGCTATAGGTTCGAGTAATACTTGAAACATCGTTCCGGTTATTTGTTCGCCACTAGCATTATGAGCCGTTTCGCCTTCAAGTAATTTATCTGCTGAAACGGTATCAGATGTTAAATCCAAAAGCACTGTTCCATCAGATAACTGAATTTTATTGTTGTAACTGTTGTTCGGCATTAAGAAGCACTTCCAATCGTTACAGTGACTCCACCAGCAGCATTGTCAGCATAACTAATCGGAATTGCAGCGACAGTCACTTGAGTTAAATGCGTGTAACCCGTGTCTGGTGAAATAACCTGCTGTGAAAATGTCGGAGTGGCGCTTTTCGCCTGAGCATTTACACTTTCAGAACCGCTCATGCTACCTTGAACGCCAAGAAGAGTAATCCCTTGACGAATATTTGTAGCAATAAGTTTAGCTTTTTCAGTTGAATCAAGTTGAACTGTGCCGCTACCATCGTGGTAACCTGCTGGAACAACGATAACATCATCTTTGTCGTCAATAACTTCGGCAATAGCACCGTTGTTAGTCATTGTGCCCGTAAGCTGAGATCCTCTTGCATGTGCGGTTTTTCCAGATAGAATCTCGCCAACAGCAGCAGTATCAGAAGATGTGTCGCTATCGTATTCGCAAGCACCAGTTATGGGAGCACCATCTTTACCGTGAGCCGTGTAATTTTTTAACAAATGTGCAGCATCAACCGTATCAGATGTGAGATCCATCAGTACTGTACCGTCTGATAGAACTACTTTAGAGTTGTACTCATTAGCCATTGATTACTCCTCCTATATAAACCGTTTTGCCGCCTTGTAAATTACTAACACGGCTAACTTGAATTTTATTTACTTCCACATCTTGCCTCATCACCTTATTCTTGGTTAATAAAGTTTGATCTAAGAAGCTTGGATTTACGTGATAAGGGCCTTCGTAATATTCGCCCTCAATTGGATCTCCAAATATAACTATCTCTGTGTCCAAATCGAAATCGGAGTAAACAGAATTCTCTATCAGATCCATATCGTACGAATCCAATAGAGAATCTGTTTCCATATCAAACGCGGTATCATCTAAGCCAAGGTCGAAAACCAAAGGCTCGGAGATATCACGCTCAAGTTCAAACGACTCTTGAGAAATAGCTAAATCAAGATCGACATATAACGTATCAGTAATAATCATTCAATCGCCTTCTGAAGAAGATTTCGTGTTACCTGAAACGATTTAATTGTTGTGGCGGCTCGGCCAATCTTTGTCTGGCCATTTCGGTTGTAGGTCCAGTTAATCTGAACTTCAACTTTTGAACCTGAAGCCTTAAACACTGAACTTTCATCCTGATCTAACCAAACTCTCACTTCTTGTGCAGAGACCTCAATATCATTTCCGGTCTTTGTACACGAATATGAACCTTGAAGAAATGTTACATAAACATTTATGGCCTGTGTCAGGTCAACATTCTCATCCCGAATATGAAACACATAATCAGGTGTGGTCCATTCAATCATACTGGCACACGCCTCCCATTTTGAATTTTTTCGTATAAAATTAGAGAACCCCGATAAACGATAAAGCATTTATGAGTTCTGCAAAGTATGTAATAATCAAAAGCATTAAAGCTAAAAGCCACAGGAAGATCTTCATCTTCGTGCCAAATATCGGACAGTTTTTAGCCATGTAAGCCACAAAGATCGCCAAGACCATTCGAAAGATCTGGGCGATCGTACTGTAGCTTCCGCCAAATATAAATCCGATAAAAATTAACGAGAACTTTTCCATTATTTTCGTTTCTTCGGAGTATTCGTAAGCCTCTTGATATGCTTCAGCCAAGAATCAATTGTGATTGCCTCCATCTGCATACCTTCCATAACGCTCCTGCTCCTAACACCGTTGGAAATCTGCATCTTGTCAGGCTGAGGAACGCCGTTCCAGAGGTCCTCGTGCTTCTTGAACCACAGGGAAAAGTGCTTTTCGGTCTCGTCCCGATACTCTTTATTCTCCTGATGAATCCAGTCGGGCTTGTTCATAGTGTAGTACGCATCAAACGTCATGAACACCGAGTAGAACATCGCCTTATCCTGCATTCCTCTCCGCAGGAACTCGTCAATCAGAGCATCGTTCGAATCCAGCATATTCCGGTAAGTCTTCAAAATATACTTCGGATCATGCCGACACACACTCTCATCGCGCCATTTCCACAGATAGAACGGAGCAGGGCAGAGCTTTGCATTCTTCGTGAGATTCTGGCAGAGGATGTTGAAATAGCTGTCCTCGTGAACCGTCAGCTTGTCGTTGAAGCGGATGTTCTTGTCCAGAAGATACCTGCGCTTGTGAATCTTTCCGTGCACAAACGTAGAATCCATCTCATGATTGATGTAGGTGATTTCGTTCGTGCCGGGAATTCGGGTCTCTTCAACAAACACTGAAACGAGCGTATCGAAACCCTCTTTTTCAATCGTGTTGAATATAATCCAAATACCGCAAGCATTATAGAACATATCATCCGCATCGCAGAACATAACATAGTCCGCCGTAGAATGATCGAGGCAGGCGTTTCTCGTTGCGGAAACGCCCTTGTGCTCCTCTTTGTAGTATTCTATTTTGAATGGATACGAATTCAGCAGTTTGTCGCTAAGAAAAACGTCAGAGCCGTCATTGCAAATGATAACCCCAACGTCTTCAAAGTTAATGCTCTGCTGGATCGCAATACTGTCGAGAAGAGGCTTAATAACCTCATCCGTCTCTTTGTACTGAGGAACCAAAATGTCGAGCTTTCTGCTCATAGTATTTACCGCCTTTCGTAAATATAAATTTTGCCTTAATTAAACTCGGGAGAAACAGGCTAAGGCCGGACCTGCTTTCGTGTCGCGAACACTATCTCCCGAGGTTTGTTTTATTCTGAGGGAAGTTGCGAGTGGCCTACAATACGAGAAGAATAGGTAGACCAATAATTTGCTGTTTGATATGCTGTTACGAGGGAATCGGGGACGTAAATAGATAAGGCGCTGTGAGTGTTAGAAAACATTGCAGTGGCACCAGTGACAATCGAACTGCCGCTAAGAAACACTGTATTAAGTTTTGTACAGTTTCGAAACGTACTCGACCCAATACTTGTCGCCACCGGAAGGCTGATGGATTGAAGAGCGGAGCAAAACCGAAACGCATTCGCCCCAATATATGTCGCCGATGGGAGACTGATGAATTGGAGAGCGGTGCAATACATAAACGCACTCGTCCCAATACTTGTCGCCGATGGGAGACTAACAGATTGGAGAGTGTAACAATTATAAAACGCCTGCGTTCCAATACTTGTCACCGATGGAAGACTAATGGATTGGAGAGCGTAGCAATACATAAACGCACTCGACCCAATATATGTCGCCGATGGGAGACTGATGGATTGGAGAGCGGTGCAATACATAAACGCACTCGTCCCAATACTTGTCGCCGATGGAAGACTAATGGATTGGAGAGCGTAGCAATTCGCAAACGTATCCGTCCCAATATTTGTCGCAACAGAATCATCCACAAATCCAACATTTGTATTACTTGAATACTTTCCGGTTATACTTGTCACCGTTCCCGTTATACGACTCGAATACTCTGACCAGTTGGACGCTGATCTGTATTCGGACACTAGGGAGAGCGGTACGAAGATGGATAGGAATTT